GTGATTGGTTTACCCAAACGGCCTTATTTCCTTATCATAAAGATATGATGAAGAGACTTAGGACGATGAGAAACGACTCAACTTACGATCAGAACGAAGTCCAAAGAAGAATCCAAATATGGAGACTAAAAGGACTTGAGATTTACACATCAGATGCTACAGCATTTACAGACAGACTCCCTAGAGAGCTGAATGTTATACTATTGCAAATAATGTATGGTCAGAGAACTGCGGAGTTATGGTTACACCTGATGACAGACCGCGTATGGAACACTCCTCACGGAGATATTAAATATGCAGTCGGAAATCCCATGGGGTTGCTAAGCTCATGGGCTTCTTCAGCACTAGTACATCACGTACTAGTACGACTCGCAATGAGTCAAGTTGGAGTAAAGCTCGGAACTAAACAGCACCAAAATGATTATCTCTTATTAGGAGACGATATTATGATGACAAATAGTAAAGTCTTTAAACGTTACCAGCAACTCTTAGAAGGCTTTGGTATGACACTTAACCCTAGTAAAAGTACCTCAAGTAAAGACGGCAGTGCCGAATTTGCAAAAAGAAACTTTTTCCAAGGGAAAGAGATTACCGGAATACCAGTTGGTCTCCTTCCCTCTATTGAACATCGGCCAGAACAACTCATTGAGTTGCTAAGAATGATGCTAAACAGAGGTTATCAAGAAAAACTCACGCCTTTTGTGTTCCTAAGATATGTAGATCTTTTGCGACTTTCGTCGCGTAAGAAATCGCAGATCTTTCGAGTACTTATGGCACCGGAACCACTCGGATACAAGCCACATTTGTGGTTATGCACTGAGCTGGAAAATCCATGGTTAGATTCTGATAACAATTCGGAGATTATGGCTCAAGCGATAATATTCGCCAAGCGTCAAATCTTTACCGATTTGGCCAAGGGTATAATCGAAATCTTCAGAGCTAAGAAGACTGGTACACTGTCTGCTTTTGGTGATATACCAGAGGATCACCCAATTATGGTTGAGATTGGAAAGCAAATAATGCTTTATCTCTCCCACGGGGAGTCCGAATATAGTATATTCGAAGCATGGCTTCAAGGCGAGGATCAAAATATGATCCACATACCCATGGTGCGTACTTATGCTTTCCATAATAATGGACACAAAAGAAATAAAGCCAAATTTGACTTAATTAATCTTACGCACAAGTATTTTACACATGGGATTCCTGAAGAAAGCCCAATCTTCGATCCGGTGACAAACTTTGAACTGTTTGAATTTGCATTCAGCGAGCTCGCACAAGGTAATTAACCTCATAGTAGGTCGATGTCCACCGGGAGCGGTACCCTTTAAGGGTAC